GGCGAGCAACGTGGTCGCCCACACGGACGTCAAAGACAACATCTATCCAAGGAAGGAAAGACCAGAAAACAAGATAGACGGCATCGTGGCACTGATCATGGCCCTCTCACGGGCGATCAAACCGGGCGAATCGGTGGTGCTGGGATCCGACTACGAGTTGATGGTGCTCTGACGTCATGGGAATTTTTAGCTTCTTTGACCGCTTCAGAGCTTCCACGAGCGATCGCTCACCCTGGGGGGACTTCTATTTCGAACCTGTTTCGGCTCGAAGCATCTCGGGCATGCGTGTCTCGGCCGATTCGGCCATGCGCCTGGCTGCGGTCTACGCTTGCGTGCGCATCCTCTCGGAGACTATGGCGTCGCTCCCTCTCGTGGTCTACCGGCCCCGCAAGGACGGCGGCAAGGACCGGGTGACGGACCACTGGCTCTACCAGTTGCTGGGCAAACGGCCCAACCGCTATCAGAACCCATTCGAGTGGCGCGAAATGCTGCAGGGGCATCTGGCTCTGAGGGGGAACGCCTTCTGCCAGATCCTGGCCAATAGCCGGGGGGAGATCACCGAGCTGATCCCGATTCACCCTGACCGGGTGAGGATGGAGCTGCTGTCCTCGGGCGACTACAGATACCGCATCCGGGATCAGGCTGGCTCAGAGATCGTCCTTCCTCGTGGGGAAGTCTGGCATCTGAGCTCTCGCGAGAAAGCCTGGGTATGGCGCTGGCTGCGCAGGACTACGGGGCTCGGTTCTTCTCCAACGATGCCAAACCCACAGGGGGCTGGATCGAGTTCCCGGGCACCTTCAAGGACCCGGAGGCCAAGCGGGTGTTTCGGGAGTCCTACCAGGCAGCGCAGTCGGGTTCGAACCGGGGCAAGGTCCTGGTGCTTGAGAACGGCATGAAGTTTCACGAGGTGGGCGTCACGAACAAGGACGCCCAGATCCTGGAGCTGCGCAAGTTTCAAATAACAGACATTGCCCGCCTGTTCCGTGTGCCACCACACATGATTGCTGATTTAGATCGGGCGACTTTCTCGAACATTGAGCAGCAAAGCCTGGAATTCGTCATGCACACCATGACGCCCTGGGCGGAGCGCTGGGAGGCATCCATCGAAGCTGACCTGCTCCCAGATGGTGATGCACTGGAGATCGAGTTTGACTTTGCCAACCTCATGCGAGGGGATGCGGCCAGCCGATCGGCTTACTACCAAAGCGGCATCCAGAACGGCTGGCTCACTCGCAACGAAGCCCGCATCTCGGAAAACCTCAACCCGATCGCAGGGCTCGATCAACCGCTGCGGCCGCTGAACATGGTCGAAGAGGATGACGCGGAGGACGCCGAGGATGCGGAAAGCGAATCTCAGGATTCCGACACCGATGCCAGTCCTGAACCAGACCCGCAGCTGAGCCTACGCCTGCGAAAGCTGGTCGAGTCCAACGCCCAGCGACTGGCCCGTCGCATCTGCAAAAAGGGCGCTTTGGGCTCCAACGAAATCAACCTGATCGCCCAGACCTTCAGCCTGCCTCTATCGGCCGTGCAGGACTGGGCGCAGGGGGCTCCATCACTCGAGGATGAACCGGCGCTGTCCCGGTCCCTCATTCAATTGGGCATTCACACAGGAAAAGACACATGAACAAACACCTCCTGCTCTCCGAATTTTTGACCACCCCATGGGCCCTGATGCCCGAACGGCTTCAGGCCATGGCAGGCGTCTTGACCCGCTGGTCAGCGGGCGAGCCGCCAACTGACGAAGCCATGTTCCAGATCCAGTCGGAGCGGGTGCTGCGCGATACCCGTAAACAGATGGCTGCGGCCAATGCAGGCTCTGGCATTGCCGTGTTGCCTCTGTACGGCGTGGTCACCCAGCGGGGCAACATGGTCAATGACATCTCCGACCCCGGCAGCACCAGCACCCAGCAATTCACCTCGGCCTTGCGCCAGGTCCTGGCCGACGACACGGTGGGCCAGATCCTGATCGATATCGACAGCCCTGGCGGCAGCGTTTATGGCGTGGCCGAACTGGCCTCGGAGATCGTCAAGGCCCGGGCCCAGAAACCCGTGGTGGCCGTGGCCAACAGCCTGGCTGCCTCGGCGGCTTACTGGATTGGCTGCTCTGCCAGTGAGTTCTACGTCACGCTTGGTGGTGAGGTGGGCTCGATTGGCGTGTGGCAGGCGCACTTTGACTATTCCAAAGCACTGGAAGAAGAGGGCGTCAAAACCACCCTGGTCTCGGCTGGCAAGTTCAAGGTCGAGGGCAACCCGTATGTGCCTCTGGACCCAGAGGCTCAGGCCTTCATGCAGTCCCGTGTGGACGACTACTACAACGCCTTCATCCAGGCTGTGGCTGTTGGCCGAGGCGTGTCGGTCGACGATGTCCGAAACGGCATGGGCGAAGGCCGGGTGTTGGGCGCTGATGCTGCCTTGGCGCAGCACATGGTCGATGGCATTGCCTCCTTTGATGATGTTTTGGCACGCATGCAGGCCAAGGTCACAAGCAACGCCGTTCGCAGCCAACCTCAGAAAAGTCATTCCCGCCTGAAACAGGCGAGAGACGCTCTCGCACTGGTTTGACGATGGTCTGATTTCAACCCTTTCCCTTGCAGCCCTCCGTTGAGGGCTGCGCCCCCCTGCGACCCGTTGGTCGTGATCCCTGTCGCCGCCTTGAGTCATTTCGACAAGGCGGCTTTTTCATTTCTGGAGATAAACCAATGAGCAAGCAATTGCGCGAGCTTCAGTCTCGCAAAGCCACCCTGGTCAAGGACGCACGCGCCCTGACCGACATCGCTGCCGCCGAGCAGCGCGACATGAACGACGAAGAGGTTGCAGCCTTCGAAGCCCTCAAGGCCAAGATCGAAGCAACTTCAGCAGCCATTGACCGTGAAGCTGCCCTGATTGCCGAAGAGGCGCAGATGAACCACCCTTCGCAAATGACCACGGCCTCCGTGATCACGGTGGTGGATAACGCCGCCGCTGACCCCAAGCACGGCTTCAAGAGTGTGGGCGACTTCCTCAAGACCGTGCGCCAGGCGCAAAACCCCGGTGCTTCCATTGATGAGCGCCTCCTGATCGGCTCGGGCCGAAACGCTGTGGCTCCTGCCACCTTCGGAAATGAAGGATCGGCCCAGGACGGCGGCTTTCTGGTGCCGCCTCAGTTCGCCCAGGAAATCTTCCAGTTGTCTTTGGGCGAGGACTCCCTGCTGCCCATGACCGACAACGTGGAGATCACGGGCAACACCATGGCCTTCCCCAAGGACGAAACCACGCCCTGGGGTACCAACGGCATCCGTGCCTACTGGCAAGGCGAGGCAGCTTCTGCCATCGGTACCAAGCCGGTGCTGGGCCTGTCAACCCTTCGCCTCAAAAAGCTCATGGCCCTGGTGCCGGTGACCGACGAGTTGCTGGACGACACCAATGCCCTGTCGACTTACCTGCCCGACAAGATCGCCACTTCCATTCGCTGGAAGACCAACGAGTCGATCCTGTTTGGCTCGGGCACTGGACTGCCGGTCGGTTGCATGAGCAACGCCACCACGGTGACCGTGGCCAAGGAATCAGGTCAGGCCACGCAGACGCTCTTGGCCCAGAACCTGGCCAAGATGATCTCGCGCTTGCCCCCGGGTTCGTTTGGCAAGTCGGTCTGGATCGTCAACAACGACGTGCTCCCGGCGCTTTTCACGTTGACCCTGGGCAACTACCCGATCTATCTGCCCACCGGCATGAACCCGGGTGGCATTCAAGTCTCGCCCTACGGCACGCTGCTCGGCCGCCCGGTGATCGTCTCCCAGCACGCCAACACCTTCTCCTCTGCGGGCGATGTGCTCCTGGCGGACCTCTCGTACTACCAGACCATCACCAAAGCGGGTGGCATGCAGACGGCCACTTCCATGCACCTGTATTTCGATGCGGATCTCACGGCTTTCCGCACCACGTTCCGCATGGACGGTCAATCCAAGATCGCCGCGCCGATCACCCCCGCCAAGGGCAGCACGACCATGTCGCCCTTTGTCCAACTGGGCGCTCGCTGATCAGGCGCCTGACCATCAAGGAGAAAACACATGTTTCCCAATGCAAAAGGCAGCGAGCTGTTCTCGGTTCTGGCCACCATCGACCCGGCCAGCCAAGCTGTCGGCACCACCTCTACCGGCTGGATCTCGGCCGGTAACCATCACAACCTGCTGGCGCTCATCCAAAGCGGCGCTCTGGGCACCAACGCCACGCTGGATGCCAAGCTCCAGCAAGCCCAGGATGCCTCGGGCACCGGTGCCAAGGACCTGACGGGCAAGGCCATCACGCAGCTCATCCAGGCAGCCAGTGGCTCAGCCAAGCAGGCGTTGATCAACCTGCGCCCGGATGACCTGGATGTAACCAACGGCTATGCCTATGTTCGCCTGTCGGTGACCGTGGGCGTGGCTGCCAGTCTGACGGCGGCCCAGGTGCTTGGCGTCAATCCCCGGTTTGCGCCGGGCGACGCCAATAACCAGGCCGCTGTGGTCCAGGTGGTCTAAGGCATCGGGGAGAGCAATGCATGCCTATGCAGTTGATCACCCCACCTGCAGGAG